CAGGGATAACATCAGGAACTTGGTCAGCTGGCGGAAATTTAAACACACCTAGAGAAAGATGGGGTGGAACTACTTCAACAGGAGGTACTACTGCAGCACTAGGAGCTGGAGGAGACTCTCCAGTTATAGCTAGTGTTGAACAATACGACGGAACATCTTGGACAGAAACTACAGATTTAAACACTGCGCGAGGCGTTAGCGGTGGAGGATCAGGAACAACAACTGCAACATTAGTTTTTGCTGGGGGAGCCCCTCCGCCATCTCCTGTCGTTACAAATAACGAATCTTTTAATGGTTCCGCTTGGACAGAATTAACTGACGTTAACACAGGAAGAACAGAATCTAAAGGTGGTGGCACACAAACTGCTGCTTTACTCTATCCTGGTTATGTACCACCTCCAACTACAGCTAGAAATAATTTTGAAGAATGGGATGGAAGTTCTTGGACAGAACTTGCAGAGGTTAATAGAGGGAGATCAGCTATAGGAGCAGGGACAACTTCACCTACGTCTGCTGTGATTTTTGGTGGATCTAATCCACCTCCAGTGCCTTCACCAACTCCTGCTGAAACATCCACTGAAACTTGGAATGGAACAAGTTGGACAGAGGTAAATAATCTTAATACGGGTAGAAACGGTATTATGAGTTTTGGAACTGCTACTTCATGCATAGGTGCAGGAAAAGATAGCTCTGAGGGTCTTGTTGAATATTGGAATGGAACATCTTGGACTGAAATAAATGAGTTAGGAACATTTCGTAATGGAGGTGGAGGATCTGGAACTTCTGTTGCTGGTTTAGTATTTGCTGGTAATCCACAACCTGGTGCAGGAACTGCTACAGAAGAATTTGTAGCTGCAGCTGCAATATCCACAATTACAACTTCATAGTTGACTTTCTGATAGAAAGATATATATAGAGATTAGAAATGAAAAAGGAGATACCATGTCAAAAGAAAAACGTAATATTACAACTAAGTTAGAAACAGAGTCTAAGTATTTAACTAATATATTAGATAAAGACGACGTTAAAAGTTTTAAAAAATTAATACCAGAACTCCAAGATACTTGGATGAAAAAACAAATGTTTCGTACAGAAACAGAAATGAGGTTTTCTGTACTATCTGACAATAAATATCCAACAAGAGCAGCAAAATATTGGCAATCAGTAAGAGAACAAAACACACACTTTGAAAACTTAGTTCACTTATCATTTGACGCAAGAAAAAATGAAGTAGAAATTAAAAAACTACAAAGAGAAATTAGAGAAGTAAATGATCCATTAGACAAAGAAATGAAACAAGTAGAGCTAGAAGAAAAACTTTATAATAAGGCACAAATGGAGTTAGTAGCTAAACATAGAATGAGAGAGGTGGCTACATGGTCTAAACTTAAAAAAGAATTTGATGATGGTAACTTTGACAAAAGAGATGTTAACAGTCACCAAGCACATTCTTATTTATTAAGACTTCAAGAACAAAAAAGAACAATTACTCCAGGAACATCGCAACCCGAAGTATTTAATGTTTTAGGGCAGATAGATACTCTTGAAAGAGTAATTAGAGATAAAGAGTTAGCACCACCAGAAACAAGAAAGAAAATAAAAAAGTAATATGAATTTTGACTTTGTATATTTAGGTCAAACCGTTTTAAAATATCAGGTTCCCCTAGAAATATTTGTAGGTCTTAATGAGATCTACGAAAAACAAAAAAAACAATTACCAAAAGCCAACAAACAGTTGGTAGGTAAAATAGAAGACGAAGTCTCTTTATATTACTCAGGTCCTGAAAACGACAAAATGCATCCACATAATTTTTTGCCACAAGATATACTACGATGGTTTATGTCTGTCTTTGACCATTACACAAATTGGAACAAGATTGGTCCAACAGACAAATCTATAAATTCTGTTTGGGTTAATGAAATGAAAGCACATGAATATAATCCAGTTCACATACATCAAGGTAAACTTTATACAGGTTTATCTTCTGTTATGGTTTTAAAATTACCTAAAGATACAGGTGTTGAATATTCTGCAGAATCAAAACCTATGAATGGTAGACTACAAATTATTGGTGCAGCTAACGGACAATTTTCTAAAACAGACTATTCACCTCATATGAAAATAGGAGACTTTTATGTTTTTCCTTATGACATGAGACATTGTGTATATCCTTTTAATTCTACAAAAGAAAAAAGAAGAACATTAGTTTGTAATGTTGATATTAATTACAACCCTGTAGCATCACGAACTGGAAAAGGACAAAAAGAATGATACCAAGAATGCCTCGATGGCAATCTTATGTTGCTACAACAAATCAACCCATCTTTACACCAGAACAATGTAAAATGATTATTGATGCAGGTCATGCATGTGCACCTGAACAAGCTAAAGTAGGTGGTGGTGAAAAAGGTCAATACGATACAAAGAAACGAGTGACGACAATCTCTTGGATACCTTTTGCTAAATTAACAAAGATGTACAAAGTAATTGAGAATCAATTATCCATTGTAAATTTAAATCATTTTATGTTTGATGGTGTGGGACTTACAGAACCCGCACAGTTTACGGTATATCCTAAAAAAGGTTTTTATGATTGGCATATGGATCTAAATCCGTTTGGTCAAGAAGGTCAAAATCCAATACGTAAAATATCTATGACATGTTTATTATCAGATCCATCAGAGTTTACAGGTGGAGATCTTTTGTTTGCAGATACAGGTGAGCACAAACCAATACAACTAAAACAAGGACAAGCAATATTCTTTGCGTCATTTTTAAGACATAAAGTTGCACCCGTTAAAAAGGGGGTCAGAAAATCATTAGTTATGTGGTTTGGAGGACCGCCATTTAAATGAGTCAACTCAAAAGAAAAACATTATTTCCTACTCCTGTTTATTTTAAAGATTTACCTAACGCGAAAGAATTAAACAAATATTTATTTAAACATATTAAAGCTTGGTACAAAAGCGATGTTAAAAAAGGTAAACCCACTGGAGAGATGAAAACTAATTCTGGGTTTGGTTGGCACAGTACAACTGATATGAATGAGAAAAAAGAGTATCAACCTTTAACAAAAGAGCTATTTAAAATGGCAGAAGAGTGTAATAAAGATTACGGCGTGCAACCTAAATTAGGATTAGGAAACATGTGGGCTAATATCAATCCAACATATTCATATAATAAAACACATACTCATCCTAACTCATTATGGTCAGGTGTATATTACATTAAAGTGCCTAAGAACTCAGGCAAACTATTTTTAGAAGACCCTAGACCAGGACCAAATACATATATGCCTAGAAGAGTTGACAATCTACCAGAAGCATTATGGAGAGTATGTGCATATGAACCTAAAGAAGGTCTAATGGTATTTTTTCCATCTTGGCTTCCTCATGGTGTTGATATAAATATGAATACAGAAAAAGGAGAAAAGAACTGGCGTATATCAGTGTCTTTTAATTTTATACAAGTATGAGTTTTAAGAAAAACAAATATCAAGTTATACGTGGTGCTATATCAAAAGAAGTAGCAGACATTGCTTATAGGTATTTACAAATATCAGCAGAAGCAGATAATTGGATGATAGATAACTACGTTACCCATGCAGGTAATCCGTTGCTAGGTAGATTTAACGATGTGCAAGTTCCAGGTTCTTACGCTAAATATAGTGATAGGTTAATGGAGACACTACTAGTTAAAACCATAGATGTAATGCAGAAGAAAACAGGACTTAAATTAGTGCCTACATACTCATACACAAGACTATATAGAAAAGGTAATATTTTGAGAAGACATAAAGATAGACCTAGCTGTGAGATATCAACCACATTAAATTTAGGTGGAGATGCATGGCCTATATTTATCGATCCTACGGGGTCTGATAACGTCATAGACGAGTATAAATCTATACATAAGCCCGGTGCACCTAAAGGTATAAAAGTAGATCTAAAACCAGGAGATATGCTTATTTATTCTGGCTGTGAGCTAGAGCATTGGAGAGAGCCTTTTCAAGGCCAATTATGTGGTCAAGTATTTTTACACTATAATCATGCAGATGGACAGTTTGCAAAGACCAATCTATATGATAAAAGGCCTATGTTAGGCATCGTCAAATAACGTTGAACATCAACGCGATTTAATATAATCTACACAAAACAGGAATTTCTATGCTACAAAAATTAGGCTTTTTGCCAGGCTTTAATAAACAAGTTACTCCGACCGGGGCCGAGGGACAATGGACCGGGGGTGATAACGTTAGGTTTAGATATGGATCACCAGAAAAAATAGGTGGTTGGTCACAGCTTGGTGCAACTAATTTAACAGGTGCAGCCAGAGCCATACACCATTTTGATGATAACGCAGGTATTAAATTTGCTGCCATAGGAACAAACAGAATTTTATATGCATACTCAGGTGGTACCTATTATGACATACACCCTATCAGAACTACATTAACAGGCGCAAACTTTACAAGTACATCTTCATCAAAAACAGTTACGGTAACATGCACCGGGGCTCATGGATTACAGGACGATGACATTGTATTATTTGACAGTGTAACAGGAGTGACTGGATCATCTACTTATAATAACGCTACATTTGAAGATGTTAAATACATGGTAACATCAGTGCCTACTACAACTACATTTACAATTACTATGGAATCAACTGAGTCTGGTACTCCTCTTTCTACAACTGGATCTGCCTCTATATTGTGCTACTACACAGTAGGACCAGCACAACAAGTTGGTGGCTTTGGTTGGGGTACAGGACTATGGAGTGGTACAGTAGCTGGACCGGCAACAACTACACTAGCTTCTACTATTAACGATAGTGTAACTGATATTCCTTTAACTGATACATCTCAGTTTCCTGCTACAGGTGAGATTAGAATTGGCACAGAAGATATTAGTTATACAAACAATGATACAACTACAAATATATTAAGTGGTGGTGCAAGAGAAGTTAATGGTACTACAAAAGCTGCTCACAGTGGTGGTGTAACCGTTACTAACATATCTGAGTTTGTAGCATGGGGCGAAGCTTCATCTGCTGACTTTACAATTGATCCAGGTTTATGGGTATTAGATAACTATGGAACAAAACTTATTGCACTAATTTATAACGGTAGATGTTTTGAATGGGACGCAGCTGCAACTAACGCAACATCTACAAGAGCAACACTTATAGCAAATGCACCAACAGCATCAAGACACGTATTAGTATCTACACCAGATCGACACTTAGTATTCTTTGGAACAGAAACAACTGTAGGTAGTCAGTCATCACAAGACGCTATGTTTATTAGATTTTCTGATCAAGAAAATATTGACGGTACAGATGCATACACCGTAACTGCAGAGAATACTGCAGGTACACAAAGACTTGCAGCAGGTTCTAAAATTATGGGAGCTATACGAGGTAGAGATGCAATCTATGTATGGACAGACACAGCATTATTTTTAATGACCTTTGTAGGTGCACCGTTTACTTTCTCCTTTCAACAAATAGGAAGTAACTGTGGATTGATAGGTAAGAACGCATGCGTTGAGGTAGATGGCACAGCTTTCTGGATGTCAGAAAATGGTTTCTTTAGATACGATGGTCAACTAGAATCTATGGACTGTTTAGTAGAAGACTTTGTTTATGATAATCTAAACTCTACACCTAGAGATTTAATTAACGTAGGACTAAATAACTTGTTTGGAGAAGTTATATGGTTCTATCCATCAGGTACTTCTTTAGCTATTAACAACATGGTGTCTTATAATTACATTGAGTCTTATAGTAGAGCTAGTCCTAAACAAGCGATCTGGACAACAGGTACATTAGCAAGAACAGCATGGGCAGACTCTGCTGTGTTTGCAAAACCACACGCAACAGAATATGATCCTAGTGGCACAGCTTCTGATGTAATAGGTAACACTGATGGTTGTTCTATTTACTTTGAACACGAAACAGGGACCGATCAAGTTGTAGCTGGAGGAACAGTTACAGCTATCTTAGCAGAAATTACATCTGGAGATTTTGACATTACAC